GACCTTGTGTTCGTTCTCGATCTCGATGAAGGCGTAGCGGGAAAGGTCGCGCAGGCCGAACTTCGAGATCCAAGCGGTGATCATCGCGGGAAGGCGGACGCGGGCAAGAACGAGTTCTTCTTCGGATTCGTACTCCTTGCGCACCTTTGCGATGAACGCGGCGAGGGCGGAGAGCGCCTTCGATTGCGATCCCGTTGCGTAGAAGACGGCCTTCGCGTAGTGGAAGGCGGCACCGTTAAGAAGGGGCGCTCCTGTGCGGAGTGATTTCCACCCCTTGACGAAACGGAAGTAGAACTTCCTGGGGCAACACGCAAAGAGGTTCGTGTAGTGCGATCCACTGGGCGAGGAGCCGCTGGGCATGGAAGGCATGGGGAACGCTTTCTGTTTCACGTCTTCTCCTTTGCGTCGTAGATGATCTTCATGCCATGCGCCTTGGCAATCTTTCGCATGGAATTGGTTCCCACTCCTCCAGGAAAGAGGGCGACGCAATCAGCGAACTTGGTCATCTTTTCGTTGCGCAGGGGTCCTGCAGCGCGCTCGTGCTTCGTCCAGTTCGCCCAAACGGTAACTGCGTCAAGACCCATCCACAGCGCCTTCTGTCGCGCCCATGTATCGATACCGGGAGCGCCTCCGTCGACGACTTCGGTGATCTTGTAGTCGCGAAAAAGCCTGAAGAGAAGCTTTTCGTCGGCGTACGTGGGCTTGTAGTCGCGGCCTCCTGCAACGATTAGTCTCATGTCTTCTCTCCTTCCGTCTTGAGCCACTGGAGGCGCCCCATCAGCTTCGCGAGATGGAACTCACACAGGACGATGGTCGTCCCGTCTGCGCGGAGCGTGCGCGTTGTCGCGTTGGGACATCCTGTTGAAAGACAGCGTGTCTTCTCGCGGCGGAACTTCAAAGCATCAGGCACGGGCGTCCCACGCGGCCCACGCCTTCGCCTCGCTGTCCGCGCCAGCGGTTCGCAGGCCGCAGACCACGCACAGCGCGGCAAGGCCGTCGTCTTCTTTTACAATCGCAGCGCCGTTGCCGCACATGGGACACTTCCCGTGGATGTTTACGAGGGACCAGTCCTCGTTAATGAGGGCGGTGACAAGGGAGTCCATCAGCGAGAGGACGCGTCCTGACTTGTTGCTGTGTGCCTCGTACCCGCCTTGGGCGAGGACGGAAAGGGTCTTTTCGTTGATCATTTGGAGGCTCCTTCCATGAAGTTGAAAATAATTACTCCACAGTAATCGCAGAAGATGAAGTTGTATTCCTTCTTGTTTTGATGAAACTCTGCTCTGGTCCAGCTCGTCCTTTTGTCTTTTAATTCTACTCCGCACCGATCGCAAAATATCTTTGTCATTCTTTCCTTCCTTTCAGGGACGTGTAGATTTTGTTGAAGTGCGCAAGCTCGTTGGTGAAGACGCGTTCTGCTTTGATGCATTTCACAGAGACGCGGGAAAGCAGGGCAAGATCATCACTGGAAAGCGAGGCGAAATCAAGGTCCAACATCTCGATCAGACGCGCGCGGATCGTATCGGGGTCGGAAAGGCGCGGAGGCTTCTCTTTGTACCCTCGCTTGGCGGCAAGCTTGGCGAGAATCGCCGTCTTGTGCGCGGCGTAGTAGGCGGCGTTGGTTTCCTTCTTCTTCGGCATCAGTAGTCCCTCGTCTGTCCCAGGAGGCGGACAAGCTTCAAGTGTTTGGCGCAAATGGGGTGCCCTTTGACGACCTGACGGCCGCAGTTCGACCACGAACAACGTAAGACACCTTCAGGGAGGGGGCGCAGGTTTCGCCTGTCTTTGATCTCGGCGATCTTTGCCAGCTCCCACGCACTCCACTCAATCGTGAGGCCATTACCATAGTTCACCTGATATAGGACGTCCTTCAGTGCCTGGAGCTTTGCCCGGTTCGTAGCCAATCTTGGTGAGATATCCGTTATAGGAATCGAGTACGAGCTGGAAGTCGTAGGCGGGGGGCAGGGAGCGGAAGCCTCCTTCTGCCAATTTTTGAAAGTCGACACGAGGCACCTCCGTGATAATGCCATCGGAACAGTCGAAAAGCGGAAGCTTGGTGATAACCCACGCGGTGAGCAGCGACCTCTTGTAGATCAGCATCGACTCGTCGCAGACGTAGCCGTTGGCCGCACGAAGGATCTGGGAGTTGGTGATGATCGTGTCCCGGGGGGAGTTGACGTCGTGCGCATCGAAGTGGCCGTCAGGCTGCAAGACGAACGTCTTACAGCGAGAGGCGTGCTGCTTGTAGGCGAAGTCCACGCCCAGGAGGAAGACCGCGTCGAACTGGGGGATGATGGACATTTCCTGGAGGAGGTTCAGGAGCAAGATCTCGCCGTTTACCGCGCACCCCGCCTGATACATCATGTCGCGGATCATGGGGAAGAGCATATGACTGAACACGTTAAAGGGATGGTTCGCGCCTTGCTGCATCTGGATGATCGAGGTGAACCACTTGCGCGTGTTGGGGAACAGCGCCACCGCGTCGGGGTTCATCGCGGTGGGGGTGACGAGGGGCACGCCCAGAGCGTCATAGGGGACATAGGAAAGGTGATGGACGGTCCCAAAGCCGCTGTCCAGGGCGAGGATTGCATCAGGGTGGCGCCCTGCGGCAACCACCGCGCTGGCGTTGGAGGGTCCGCAGATGACAAGCCCCGGGAACGATGGGAGGAAGCGTGTCAGGTCGTCCAGGGACGAGCCGCTTCCGCAGATTACCGCGAGACGCGGATTCTTGACACGCGATATGTCCAAAGTGTGCGCCTGGATGAGGTCGCCACGGCGGGCGAAATCGTCGTAGATCACGCCCCCGTTGCGTCCCATGTTCGAGAACCACTCCTGTCCCCACTGCTGGAGGGTGAGGAAGTTGTCGAGGATGACTTCGTCGCTCGCGTCGAGGTCCATGCCTGCGGGTATGGGCATTCCCGCGTCGTTTCCGCCCTCCGCGTATTCAAGGTGGAAGGGAATGGCGTTGGGCGGGAGGACGGGCCCCCGCTGGTCGAGAGCGGGGGGGACGAGAAGCGGGCCGAAGCGTCGGCGCATGTTCGTGATCACTTGCTGGGCACCGAGTTCGTGGGCGGCTTTTGCCGCCTCAATCGCCAAGGCGACCATCGCGCGGGGGGTCTCCGACTTGACGTCGAAGTCGGCTTCGGGGATGGGAAACGTCGATTCGTCAGTCTTGGTGTCGTCAGGCAAAGTCGAGGGCTCCTTTTTCGTCGAGAAAAGCGGGGGGCTTCACTGAGCAACGCTCCGAAGTCCCCCATCGCCGTCAAGGAATAACGCTATGGTATCACGAACAAGGTCGGTTTGTCAAGCCCCGCGATTCACGAGGGTCTTGACGGGGCGGATCGAGAGGCCGGGGATGTCCCTGACGCCGTTTTTCCACGCGGCTTTGATGACGGCGATGCGTATGTCACGGCTGACGTACTCGACGGGGACCGCGTCGAGGTCGAGGATCGTGATCTCGATGTCGTCGCGGAACGACCTGTCGTTGAGCTTCGCCTCGTTCTGGACCTCCGCTTGGGCGGCGACGACAGGGGCCAGAGCGAGGGCTTGGGCGCCTTCTTTGTCGCCGTTGCGCTTCAGCGCGAGAAGTTCTTTCTTGCGGGCGGCTTCGGCTTCGGCGTCAAGGCGGCGCTGGAGGGCGGCGCGCTCCTTCTGGGCAGCTTCTTCCTTCTTGGCGTAGTAGTCGGCCAGGAGGCGCTCGGCGGCGTCTTCCCAAGCGAGGGGTTCGAGAAGGACGGCCTTCTTCTCGGCGCGGATCGCCGAGATGGCGGTGTTCAGGGGCTTGAGGGTCTTGTCGTACCAGGATTCGATGGTCTTGATCAGGGCGTGGGTCGTTTTCTGGACGACCTGGATACGGGTGTAGGTCGCCTCATCGATGATGCGCGCGGGAAGCGTTGTCGTGGCGCTCTTGACGATGGACAGCTCGCGCTCGATTGCGGGATCGAGGGAGGTCTTTGCCTTGGGGGCTTTCGTTTTCGTCGAGGTCATGGGGTTTCTCCTTTGCTGATCGTAGCATGGTACGCTGCGGTGGGCAGCGTTTCGTGGGTGTTGCCGCAGGGGCAACTTGTGAGCGTTCGTAGGACGAACTCCACGCGTTCCAAGGGGCCTTCAAAGAAGCGGCGCGCTCCGCAAGAGCATTCGACGAGAAGGGAGGCGTCAAGAAAGGTCATCGGTCCTCCCTTGCGTCGTGGTCGTACTCGGCCTTTTCCTCGCGGTAGCAGGAGAGGTGGGCGCGAAGCGGGCCGAAGCGGTGCGTCTGGTCGAGGCCGAGGGGTTCGCCGCAGAGGGAACAGACGGCCTCATCGTCGGGGTCGCGCTGGTTGTATGGGGCATGAGGATCGTGCGCCGCGCCTGGGGGGTAGTAGTCTTTGAGTGCCATGCGTTTCGTACCTCCTGGAGAGAGTAGTTTCCGAAATACGCCTTCAGGTGAAGGACGATTTGACGGTACCAAGGAATCGGGGGGAGTGATTCGAGGGTTCCTTGTTCGTTGACCTGGATGTAGGGGGAACCCCCAACGTAGTGGATCTGGCCGATCACGAGGGGGCTCCTTTCGGGTCGTCCACGAGGTGAGCGTGACAGAGGGGGCCGTGGCGATGGATAATCCATGTCGCGCCATCGCCCACGAGGAGGATGTCCTCGCCGGGGGTGAGGCCAGTGGCGGTGGGCTCGCGTCCGCGCAGGTCGATGGTGATCATCGGAGGGCCTCTCGGTAGTCGCGGTCGGCGGTGTCGCACAGGCCTTCGTCGCGGTCGCTGTCGTCGTCGAAGCCTTCGGCGTCGCCAACGCACTTGACGGCGCCGTCAAGGACGAGAATGCAGCGGAAGTCGGAGGGGGCGAACAGGGGCGTTCCGTCGCGGTCGGTGACGTTTTCGGAGGCTTCCTTCTGAACGAGTTCGACGGCGGAGGCAATGGTCGAGCAGCCATAGGCGGCGCTCACGTAGATGTCGGCGCCATAGTCGGAGGTGGCGTCCTGCGGGTAGAGCAAGACGACGGAATAGGTCTTTGTCATAAAGACTCCTTTCGATTACTGATGTTCAGAACAGAATGCTTTTCCTTTCGGGACGGAATTGAAACATCCGATGACGGCGCACTTTCCCGGTCGGGCCACCGAACGAGCCTGACGGTTCCACTTTTTCAAATCGTCCGATTTCCACTCCTCGCGAGAGGCGTAGACGGCCAGTTTTGATTCGACCAGGGCGGACGCTTCGAAGGCAGAGACGCGGCGCAGGGCGCCAGTCTTGAGGATGCGGATTGTCTTCATGTCGACCCCCACTGTGAGGCCATCGCTTCAGCGATGCCGTGATACGTCCGTCCCCGCTGCTTCGCCCGCAAGGGCGAGGGGCCGAGTCTCACGAGCGTATCCACCATGTCGTGCCGTCGAAGTCGAATGAGGTGTAATCGGACTGGCAATCCTTCGCCCACTTCTCCCAGTCGATGTAGTTCGCCATCTGCGAATTATTGTCGAACATGCCGCAGTCTTCGGCAAGGTCGCGCATGGCGTCCTCGAAGCAGGCGTCCGCGATGGGCGAGTCGCCGTTTCGGACCGCGTCGTCGAGATTGATCTCGCTGTCGAGGGCTCGCAAGGCGTCCAGGCGGGAGGCGTCGTCAGGGTCGAGGAGATCGGCGGGTTCGCTGCCTTCGGAAAGGGCGTCTTTCGCGTCCTGCTCGCGGTCGAGCAGGGCGGAAAGTTCGTCGAGCAGGGCGGAAAGGTCGAGGTATTCGTTTCGCATAGAGGAAGCCTCCGGTTCTTCCCGTGGCGGGAGCCACGGTCCGCGGATTGGGGCGACTCGCGCTTCTCTCGGTGAACGAGGGGAATCGAACCCCCACCTTTTGCTCCACAGGCAAACGTCCTACCGTTAGACGACGCCCACAGAGCGAAGCGTGAGCCGCAAGAAGACAGGGAGAGACGGAACCCGTTGCTCTCCCCGCGCGCACGAGATAGAAGGGCGATCTCGGGAAGGGCGTCAATCCAGGGAGGCGCGGCGGGGAAGCTTGGGAGGGTACCCGTCACGCTCGTCTCGTCCTGCCCTTCTCCAAAGATCGAGGGCGGCAACGCCGCTCTCATCAGACAGAGGGATTGTATCACGAGAGAGATCGGTTTGTCAAGAAGTTTTTTCGGGGCGCGACGGAGGGCGGACCGAGCGAAGCGAGGGCCGCAAAGCGGGTAGAAGCTGAGTTGAGGGGATGCGGAGGGAGCGCCGCCTGGGGGCGTTCGCGGCCGCTTCGGCCGCCGTGGTACACTAAACGCGGAGGGTACCAGAGATGAGACGGAACTACGAAAAGGAAAAGGGCGAGTTCCCCGGAGCGTACGCCGTGAAGGGGTGGGGAAAGGGAATAGCATGGCGCGTCCTGGGCTGGGAGACCGAACCGGACGACGATACGGAATGGACGGGGATTGAGAATCGCACCGGGCGGATCGTCGCTGTTATGATCGGAGACGATAGGCATTTCTCTGTCGATCCTGATGATGTTAAGGCAATCGAGGAAGGTTCCTACTGTCCAGAGTGTGGCCAGATAGGGTGCGGGTGCTATCGATAGAGAAAGGAAGGGTAAAGAGATGTTCACAAGGCAACACTACAAGGCGATAGCGGAGATGATTTCCGAATTGAGCGAGGATATCGTCAACGCGAACGGAGAAAAGGAGACGGTTGTCCATAAAGGTCGGCTCGTTTCGGAGCTGGCGCGATTCTTTGCACGTGATAATGAACGGTTTTCACGCGAACGGTTTGAAGACGCGTGCAAGAGGAGAGCGACCATGTATAGGCTCGTCTTGACGAAATGCGAGCGAGACGCGTTTGACTGGGTAGGGAATCGCTATTCAAACGGGGACGATATGCGGAGGAATATCGAACCGTTTCCCGTCAACGCGGAGGATTCCTGGGATAGCACGGGAGATGTTGCCTTTGATCTGCCAGAGTATGCCGCGTGGGATATCGCAATCTTAGCGAAGCAGGATGAGGGATTGTTTCCGTGCTTTGCATGGAAGCTGGCAGAGAAAATGCGCGCATTCATCGACGCAATCGTATAGATAGAAGGGAGCATAGAGGTATGGGAAACAATCGATTGAGGGTAAGCACGGCAAGAGACGGGACACGAACGGTGGAAGATCGTCGCACCGGGGCGTGGTACCTCGTGAAGCATGGGCGGATTATCGACTATGGAGTCAAGCGTGCAACGTGTCTTTTGCACCTAGGGGTGCTCGATCACGAGCTGTCATGCGGCAGCGTGGACGGAGGGGATTGAAATGGGAATCGACTATGGAATGGGAATGACTAACATAGACAAGAGTAACGGCATCAGGTATGGCGTTATCTCACAGAATGAAGTTTTGCAAGCGTGGGCAGATTCGAGCGAACCGTGGTACGGAGAGGAATCGGAATGGCCGAAAGACGAGGATGGCGAACCGTATCTCGACGATATGGCGGAACCGTTGTCTTTCACGTATGAAGAGGAAGGGTACATGGCGGAATGCGGAGAAGACGGAGATATCTTTATCACGAAGTCGCCGTTCTATACGTTCTGTTCGTTCTGTTCGCCGTGCGCACCGGGGGCAGGATATTTGATGTCGAAGGATGACGGAGTGAGAGCGTATTGCTTCGGACACGACTGGTTTGAAGGGGATAAAGCCCCGTATGAAGTCTACAGAGTGAGTGATGATAGGCTCGTCAGAGCGTAGGCAGCGCTTCAAAGACAGCCTCCCCTAACGGGGAGGCTTTTTATTCGAGGGGGGGAAGGTTTTTCGCTCAAGGTCGGCAATGGCAAGGTCGTAAACGCGGCCGCGCGTGAGGGCGAGGGCGCGAGCGAGAGCGGAAACGCGGGAGGGCAGGTTCGGATCGGCGGTGGAAAAGGAAATTGTCATACGCATGGTAAGTATATCGGTAGAGTTTAGAGAAAAGATAAGTAATTTTTTTAGCGTAGCGTTAGCATAGGGTAATGCTAATGAAAGTTAGAGTTCTAAGTATTTTAAGTCGTGATAGGGGAAGGAATTGGGAGACGTACTATACAGATGTATAGTGAAAGTTAGCGTATTAGCGTAGGGTCTGTACCTTATCACTTTTTTTCCCTCAATCAAAAACACCCTCAAGACTCTGCTAATACGCTAATACGGCTCTCTCTCTCTCTCTCTCTCTCTCATAACTCTATATAAGAGAAGAGAATACAGCGAATAGGGACGGGAAAAACCGTTTGCTTTCAGGTACGCTAACGGACGCGAAATTACGCTAATTCTATCCACAAGTTATCCACAAGATACTGTAAGGTAACAGTAAAGAAAAAGGCGCCCTCAGGGGCGCCTGACAAGATGATAGGTTTCCGCTCTTCGTTCGTTCTCATTTCGTTTACCCTTCCTTCCATGAGTGAAGTATAGCACGCGCGGGCGGATGCCTGCCGAAAGCAGGCCCACCCCCGTTTGGACGCAGGGGGTCGCGCGAGAGAAGAATCGTCTTTCCACCCCGCCGACCCCTGCACCCTTCCCGTGTCGCCTTTAAGGTTGGTGCGCGTCCCGTCGATAAGGAAGCATGAGACTACGAAAACGCTACGCAACGAAAGACCGCACCGTGGACGCCTTGCACTACGTCTCGGGTGAGAACAGTCCCGCTTTCGTCGACCTCCTTCCCAGCGCCGCCATCTCCATGGACGGGACGCACCTCATCGTGAAGACCCCCGGGCAGACCCTGTCCCTCGCCCCTGGCGACTGGCTCCTCCTGCACCCTGAGGGCGACCTGGAGACGCTCACCGACGCCCAGTTCTCCGCGCGCTACACCTCGTCGGTCAAGAAGCTCAAGTGAGAGCGAAGAAGACGACGCGCAAAATCGTTCGTGCGAAAGCACGGAAACAAGAGGCATCTGCCCCTGTTGATGAAGCGCCTCTTCCTTCGATGCCTTCCGTCCCCCTGGTGTCCTCGCCTCATGCGATCCTGGACGAAGCGGTGGCCGTCGCTGCGCGCACCATCGCCAACGCGGCCGAAGGGGTCGAAATCTCCCGAGAGCAGCTTTCCGCCGCGCAGGACATCCTCAACAGGAAAGGCATTACCTCGGGGGGGCAGCGCAGTAACGCGATCCCCGAGGACTATGCCAGGGCCTCCCTCGCCTACGTGTTTCGCCTTCTGGGGTTTGGCGAAATCAAGTGGCCCCAAACGCTCGTTGCGACGCTCACCGCCAAAGACGACGCCCTTGTCTCCGCGGACGACTTCAACGCGGCACTTCAGGACGTATGAGCGCAGGACAGATCATGCAGGGACGGCTTCGAATGGACGTTGACCCAGAATGCCATCTTCCTCCCGATTCAAAAGATGGCGACTACTGGAAGGAGAACGGAATCTGGTTTGGCTGGTGCCCGAACGGAGAACGCAATCTGCTCTGTTCTCTGGTCAATCACACCATCACCGAACATGAGGACGGAACGATCACCGTTTCCCCGTCGATTCTCTGCGGACCCGTAGCCGACATAATCAAGGCATGGCACGGCTACCTTGAGCGTGGCGTGTGGCGAGAAGCATGAAAGATGTCTTCTTCCTCCCGACGCTGCCCGTCCCGTCAAGACAAGTCACCGCCCGAGGCTGGATAGAACGTGAAAGCCCCAAAGTCGAAGTTCGAGATCCTTCCGCACCACGAGGCGCCGCTGTTCAGCAAGGAAAACGTGCGAAATCCCAAGCGCCTCATGCAGGCGATAAAGGCGGAGCTGGAAAGCGGGCGCGTAAGCGCCTCTGAGATGTTCCTCGCGCTGCTTCGTCAGGCTTCCCTCGTATCCCTTTTCTTCTTCCTTACACATGTAGCGGCGTATAGCGGACCCTACGAGAAACTCAACGAAGGCCTCCACTTGGAGATGGCCAACTTCAGACAGAGTGATGCGTGCATGAGGGATGGCGCCCGCGCTGCGGCGATCCTTTTCAGGTCCTCGTTCAAGTCGACGGTGTGCGGCCACGGGGCGGACTCATGGGAGGCTTTGCGCAACCCGAATATCCGCGTACGAATCGTCTCGGAAATCGTCGAGAGAGCCCACTCGTTCAAGAACATCATCAAGTCGACGTTTGATTCGAACTCGTTCTTCGCCCTCATCTTCCCCGAGTACGTCCCGGGGAAGGCGTCGTCAAGGTGGAACGAGACGGAGATCGTCCTGCCCAATAGGACGCGAAACTACACCGAATCGACCATCAGCGCAGGAGGCGCCACCGGCGCTTCCGAAGGCATTCACGTTGACCTCCTGGACGTGGACGACATCCACGGGATCGAGGACGTTGACAGTCAACATCGCGCCAACGCGTCGATGTTGCAGAAGAAGAAGTGGTTCGCTACGAATGCGACGACGCTCCTTGTGAATCTGAGGTCCAGGATCAATCTCCGGGGGACGTTCTACGGCGCGGATGACGTGCACTCGGCGATCATGTCCGATGCGGTCGCGATCCTCGGATACCGCGACCCTGAGTTTGCCGAACGTCCAGGCGGGACGTGGACGGTGTACTATCGGTGCTGGATCGAGGACGACGTGGAGGTCTTCCCCGAGGTCATGGACAAGGCACGCTACGCCAAGCTTCTCGAAGAAGACCCCTGGACGGCGATCACGCAGTACGGGAACAAGGCGAGGGACCCCCTTGTCAGTGAGTTCTTCAAGTTCACTACGAAGCGCGCTCGCCTTCTCTGGAGCCCCAAGAAGCAACAGTGGTTTCTCCAGAAGGGAGCCCTTGCCGAGACGGAGGCGTCCAACTGGGAGGACGAGGAGAGCGTGAAGGTACGCCCTCTGGCAGCGATGGCGGTGGGGATGTTCGTCGACCCCGCGGGGACGGACAGGGGCATCTCCGCAAAGGCGTCCAAGAGCGCGGTGGAGATCATCGCCGTGGACGACGAGGAGAACGCGTACCTTGTGTGGTGCAGGGCGGGGTACTTCAGCGTGCACGCGCTGTTCGACGCCATCTTCGAGGGGTGCGTGAAGTTCGAAGGGGTCGTGGGAGTCGTAGGGGTTGAGTCGAATGCGATGCAGAAGATTATCGCACCGCTTCTGGAGAAAGAGCGCAGGGCGAGAAACTTCTACATAAATCCTGTTCCCATCATGGCCTCGGGGGACAAAGAGGCGCGCATCAGGATGAACGTGGGACGCGCGCTGAAGAAGGGGCAGGTCTACCTCGTCGAGGGGGAAGAGAGGGAGTTCGAAGAAGAGCGGATGTTGTTCCCCGGGAACGAGTTCAGACGGGACGTGCTGGACGCGTTTGAGAAGGGACTGACGTATCTGCAAAAGCCTCCGTCAAAAGCGGAGGAAGCGTACGACGAAGAGGAGTTCGAGGACTTCGTGACAGAGACGACGCGGGACCGATGGACGGGAATGTAAGAAGGAGGACGACAATGAGTGACACACAGGACGTAGAGACAGAGAAGTACGTGGGCGTTCTGACGAAGAAGGAAAGCGAAGACATCGTCGCCTTCCTGGACGAGGAGATTCGTCTGTGCGAGTTGGAGCGTGCGGGGGAAGAGGAAGAGTGGAAGGTCATCAGGCGCCAACGGTGGGCGCGCCCCGAGTTCGAGAAGAAGAACGTCCCGTGGCCCGATGCGAGTAACGTCTGTCCCCCAGGCGCCATGATCGCGACGAACACCGTCTTCGGGATGACCAAGAACGCCTTTGGAGCGAAGACCCCCTTCTGGAGCATCACCGCGTTGCAGGAGAAGTCCAAGGAAGACATCCAGATCGCAAAGACGCTGGAGAGGTACCTGCAGCTTTTGGCGGATTCGCGTTCCGACTTGAACAAGCGCGAGCGGGACAGGGAGATCCAGGAGGAGGCGGATTCGCTGGGAACCGTGTTCGTCAAGGTTCCCTGGACGCAGGAGAAGCACCGCGTCACGTTGGAGAACGGAACGCAGGCGGATGCGACGTTTCATAACGGACCCGAGTGGGTTGTCTTCCCCAGGGAGGACGCCTACTACAGGATGCGGACGAAGGACATTCAGAAGGCCCAGTGGTTCGCCCAGGCGTTCGAGCTGGAAGAGCATGAGGTCGAGGAACGGTTCGCTTCGCAGAAGTGGACCGAGTGGGACACGTGGAGGACGGACTTCCGCTCCGAGGCGAAGGAGTACGAGAGGGACGTGGATGCGATGTCCAAAGGCGCTCCGCAGACGCGCAACGTGTGGGACTTCTTCGAGGTCTACGTCAGGTGGGATCTGGAGCCCAAAGACGGATTCTGGGAGGACCTCGTCCTTGTGTACAACAGGAAGAAGGGCGTCATCGTCAGCGCGCAGATCAACGGAATGGGAATACGCCCCCTGAGGCAATTCAACTTCATCAGGCGAAGCTTCCGTCTGGACGGGGCGGGTGTGGGACACGCGGGAATGCACATGCAAAGCGAGCTTGAGGCACTGCACAACAACAGGATCAATGCGGTGCATATGACCACGCTGAAGATGTTCATCGCAAGGCGCAATAGCGGGATCAAAGAGCGGGAGAAGATGTTCCCGGGGAAGATCTGGATGATCGACAACGTGGCGGATTTCAAGCCGATTGAGGTTGGCGAAGTGTACCCTTCGTCGCTGCAGGCTGAGGGAAATGCGTGGCAGTATCTGCAAAAGGCAACGCTGATGTCCGACTCGATGGCGGGGTTCGCGGATCAGACGCTGAAGTCCAGAGACGGACTGGGGATGCAGACGAACAGGATGCGGGCCAACTCGGGGATCGTCGGAAGCATTCTGGAGGGGATGGAAGACGCCTATTCGGATCTTGGGCAGATGACCGTCTTCCAGCTTGTGTGGAACAAGGAGACGGTGCTGGAAAACGAGAGGACCATCGGGCGTCTCAGTGACGACGAGATGGCGGATCTTGAGAAGGCGCTCTCCATCGACGTACACGAGATCCCTGCGAAGCTCCGCTTCTCGGTGCGTACCAGCGATGCGGAGCAGACCTTCGAGGCGCGGAGACAGAACGTTCTCTCGCTATGGTCGATCTACAGTGTGTGGATGAACAAGATGATCCCGCTGATGATGCAGACGTACAGTGGGATCCCGCAGAAGGACGGGAGCATGCAGCCCCTGCCGCAGCCTGTGAAGGAGTTCATGGTCAGGACCACCGTGGGAAGCAACATCCTCATGGGGAAGATCTTTGAGTTCTTCGGGGAGGATGAGACTCAGGAGGATGAAAGCGAATGTCAACGCAAACGGAGAAGGTGGATCCCAGGCTGGTGGCGCTGAAGCAGCAGCAGGCGGACCTGCAGGATCTCCTGGACCACAGGGGATGGCAGGTCTACTTGGGGCTGGCGCGAACGCTCCAGGTGCGGGAGGAGGGGGTCCTGCGCAGCAGCAAGGAGTCCCAGGAAATCTTTCAGGCTCAGGGGGTTTTCCGCCTCTTTGACAGCTTGAACACGGCGATCAAGGAATTGTGCGACGCGGATGAGGAAGCGCTGAAGATGATGCTTCCCGCCGAAGAGGAGACGTGATGGCGAAAGATGATGTGGAACCGCAGTTTCAGGACGAGTCCCCCGAGGAGATCGTCTTCACCGACGAGGCCGCAGCGACGCCTGATCCCGATGAGGACTTGCCAGAGGACGTAAAAAAGTCCTCCAAGAAGGACCTCTACAACAAGGTGAAAGCCCTTGAAGAGAAGGCGGCTGCGGCTCCGGGGGTCGAGGACAGGATCGCGGGAAGCTTTGCGAAGGCCGTTGAGGGGTTGCGTCCCGCCCCCGCGGCGGCCGCGCCCGCCCCCGCGCGGGAGAGCGACGCGGACTTCATGGGGCGTCTGAAGAAGGACCTCTTCGACGAAGAGAAGGCGCCCGCGCTGCTGAAGGAACTCGTTGCGCGCGAGGTCGGACCCATGTTCGCCCAGACGGTGGAGATCAACTTTGCACAGGCGAGAAGGCTTGCGGAGATGGACGCCGAGACGGGACCCGTCCTGAAGCGCTACGGGAAGGAAGTCGACGCGATGTTGGGGACGCTCCCCGACAACGTGAGGAAGACGCCGCAGGCCTTGGACTACGTCTTGAAGCAGGTAAGGAGCGCGCACATTTCGGACATCGCGAGGGAGATGGCCCAGACGATGCTGGAGGAGGAGCGCGCCAGGACGGATAAGCCCAGACGCGAGACGCTCAACTTGGAGGCGGGAGGCGCAAGAGGGGGAAGCGTCTCCAGTGCGGCGCCTCGGAAAAAAATCATCACGATCACTCAAGAAGATCGGCGAAAGGCCGATGAGATGGGCGTCGATGCAAGTGTCGTGGCGGCCCAGCGTGCGGGTCGCGTGTCGTAGGAAAGGTCGAAATGGCAGTCAAAGAGAAGGAAAAGGCAAAACTCCCCCCCGCAAAGCGCGTTGTGGACGTAAGCAGGAAGCATTCGGACGAGGATATCCTCGCGCTGGAGGCCAAGGATTACGCGCTGCGCTTCAACGAGAGGGACTTCCGCGAGTTGGACGAGTCCACCATCGAGAAGCTTTCCTCGGCGAACGCGAGGGACTACTTCATCACCAAGGGTGCGCATGACGCGCTGGCGAAGAACGCCAAGCGTAGCGCGTTGGGCTTCGAAGGGATCGAGATCGTCGACCCGTTGAAGACGCAGGCGAGGAACAAGCTCGCAAACGAGGGGATTCCCAAGGGATTCCATGCGTGCTGGAAGCGCCCTGACGAGGTCGAGGACGCGAAGAAGAACGGGTACGTGATGGTCCCCAAAGACGTGAAGACTCCTGGGGCGTCCTCCACGTCCTCTTCGCATGTCATCACTGCGAAGGACGGCAAGGACGACCTCGTGTTGATGATGGTCCCCCAGCGCCTTTTCTTGCAGCATCTGGAGGCCAACGCGCAGCAGAGCAGAAGGAACGCGGGGGCAACAATCAAGGAACTTTCGCGAAAGGTCGCGGAAACCAATAGGAATCTCGAAGGGGTCGAGCTTCCCAATCTCGAAGAGACCACCTCAACGGACGAAGTTCCGATCAGCGTGGATCGCGCAAGCTAAGAGGAGGAGAACGAAATGGCAAACCCCAACAATCCCCACAGTTTTCTGTGGGAAAAGACGGATCAGTCGGGGGCCGTCAAGCTGAGAAGGTTCGTAACCGTGTCCAACACGACCCTCTCGGTCGGAGATCCCGTAGTCGTGCTGAGCGGGTACGTGAAGCTGGCGGGAATCACCTCGGTGGCCCTCTTCGGGTTTGCCGCAGAGGCGGTGACGGGAGTCGCAGCGACCAGGAAGAGCGTCGCGATCATTCCCGCGATCGACGGGTACACGTTCTCCGCACAGGTCAAGAGCGGAACGAACCTCACCGTGGGGTACCTGGGAACCAAGGGCGGGATCGCAGGGACCACCAACGGAAAGATCGGCTTCAGCTCCACGGCAACCACCAGCGTGCTGCAGATCATCGGGTTGAAGAAGATGCCCGGCAACAACTGGGGCACCTACGCCCAGCTCATGCTGAAGGTCGTGCGGTCGGGCTACGAAGGCTCGATCAGGTAAGGGGAGGAGAAAAACATGCCCGGACCTGGAATCATTTCAAGCGTTTACCCCAATCAGCTCACGATCAAGGACTTCGACAAGATCTACTACGACACGTACCTGAGGACTCCCCCAGAGTACACGCAGTGGGTCAACGTCGTCAACGGGAAGGCCAACTACTTCAGAGCGGGACAGCTCGCAGGGTTTGGCGTCATCCCCGACATGGACGAGGGCGACGGGGTTCCCGCGACCTCGCTCAAGCAGGGCAACGAGAAGACGATCAAGTACACCAACATCGGCGTGCAGGTGCAGGTGACGGAGAATGCAAGGGAGGACGACCAGAGCGGGTTGATCGCCAAGATCCCCGAGATGCTGGGGAAGTCGATGCTCCTGACCTGCGAGATGAAGGCGGCGGACATCCTGAACTCGGGGTTCGTCACCACGTACCGCGTTGCACTGGACACCAAGGCGCTCTTCTCCGCGACGCACACGCTGGTCGACCCGAGCGGGTCGTCCACAACCATGTCGAACCTCGGGACCGCGGGGACGCTGTCCGAGACGACCTTGCAGGAGCTTTTTGACCTCCTGGAGAAGAACGTCACCGAGAACGGCATTCCCGCACCGATCCGACCCAGGCTCCTGGTGATCCCCGTGGACCTCAGGTGGATCGCGGAACGGTTGCTGATGAGCGAGCTTCGCCCCGGGTCGATGGACAACGACATCAACGCGCTGAAGGGGAAGATCGGTTTCATGGTCAGCCACTTCCTCACTTCCACGACCGCGTTCTTCCTCCTGGCGGACAAGGCCGACCACGACCTTCAGTTCGTGTGGAGACGCAAGCAGCAGACGAAGGCGCAGGACGACTTCAACACGGGAAGCTGGATGTACAAGATCACCGCGCGCGTGACGGCAGACCTGTTCGACTACCGTGGGGCAGCCGCCAACGCGGGAGCCTGAGCGATGAGCTACACCTACGGAAGCTTCGAGGCGAAGACGTTCGTCAAGGCGGGGACCACGATCAAGGCGACAGCGGGACTGAACCTGAAGCTTTTCATCGTGAAGTGCCCCGCCACCGCGACAAGCGTGGCGGTTACGGGCATCTCGGCGGCGATGCTTTTGCAGACCGCGTACGGGGTGAAGATGTCGGGGGCAGTGGTGAAAACCTCTGCCTTGATGACAACGGCTTGTTCGCTGGGAGCGGCAAAGGTGATCTTCGCTGCAGTCAAGGCGTTGACAGGCGCCGCGATTCACGTTCTCGTGCACGACGCGCGATAAGCGAGGGGCTACATGCCCGGACAGACATACGAACGGATCACAATCTTGGGAAGCCCGCCGAATGCAAGCGGGCTTTCCCTTTCTATCTTACAGACGTTGGACGCCACGGGACCGATGCTGACGGGGGAACCGTGGTATCGGTGCTGTCAGTGCGGGATGGACTTCCCCAAGTCGAAGGTGCGCTTCTTTCGGGGGAAGGCGTACGGCGTGCCTTGCACTGACGCGCAGGATATTGCGCAGCTCGCGCGGGGGAAGCGATGACTCGCGAGATGGCGATATTCGTGACGCTTCTCCTTTTTGCTTTCGCGGAGGCGGTGATCATCCTTGTCCTGATGAAGCGCCTACGGAAGGCGGGAAGGCGATATCGCTTTCGGGAGAACCTCCACGAGATGCTCCGCGTGACGGAACGCGAAGAGATGAGGCGCTAAGATGACACGTGAGATGATTGAGATCGGCGAGGCGATACGTGTGGAGAATGGTCCCGCAAGGCGGACGGCTGTTGCGACAAAGGCGCTTCTGGATGACGCAAAGACGGCGCGGCACTATCGGGTTGGCGAAAAAGACGCGATGGGGAAGGTGATCGTCTTGGACGCACCGATGACGTATCTCGACTACAAGGGAGCGTGGGTCTGGTACGTCTACAAGTTTGACGCTGATGAGGGGCGGTGGCTCCCTGTTGCTGTGGAAGCGACGAAGGATTTGGCCCTCACCGCGGCGCATCTTCTGGAGGACTGACCTTGGCGTACATGAACGACATCCTCTACGATCTGCTTCTCGCGGGATTCTCAGGGGTGGCGACCCGCCTGGATATCTGTTCGCAGGAACCCGCGACGTACACCGAGGCAACCTCGACGTACACGCTGGGAAACAAGACGGGGATCACCTATCAGGCCGCGGCAGATCGGACGCCTAACGGAAGGAAGATCGCTGTGGATGCGATCAGCGGCGGGAGCGTCACGGGGACGGGAACTGCTTCGCATTGGGCGATCACCAAGCCCACGACGACGACGGCCCTCTACGCGGCAAAGACGCTTTCCGCGACGCAGGCGGTCACAAGCGGGAATACGTTTTCGTTGGCGTCGTTTGACATCGGCGTTCCGGACGCCGCATAATGGCTGACACAAAGATCTCTGCACTTCCTGCAGCCTCAACCGTAGCGGACGCCAACGAGATCCCCATCAACGAAGCGGGAACTACGAAGAAGATCACCGCGCTCCAGCTCCGCGCCTATTCGGGAGACGGCCTCTTCAACGCATCCGTCACGCCGCAGGCGATCAGCGCTACCACGGCGTATGTCGCCAACTCAAATATCGCTGTTCCAGCAGGAAAACTCAGGATCAAGACAATATTCCGATGGACGATCAGCGTCACGAAGTCGGCGGCGGGCACCACGGCAGGTTGTGCGATCATCTTCAAGCTCGGAGCGGCAGGCACGACGGGTGATGCGAGCATTCTGACATTCACGTTCGGCACTCCTACGGGCGTTGCGGATACTGCATTCTTCGAGGTGATGGTTGTGATCCGCGGTCCGCTCTCCGCATCGTGCATCGCGGACGGGATAGCCATCATGCAGCACAACCTTGCGGCGACGGGCTTCTCAACTCTTCCCGCTGAAACAAAGCAGGTCACGTCGGGAACATTTGACGCAACAGTTGCGAATCTGATCGCGGGACTCACGATCACGACGACGGCGCTGTCCGTGTGGACGGTGACCTCGGTAGTGGCGGAGGCACTCAACCTGTAATGGCCAGATTCCTGCTTGAATATCCAACGAAGATTCTCCTCGAGGACGAGGCCAGCGCGATCCTTCTCGAAGACGGGACGCTGCTCCTGGACGAGTACTCCGCGGCTGCGGCCACCGATGGACTCCTGCTTGAAGATGGCTCGTCTCTGCTCCTTGAGGTTACCGACAACGCCCTCACAGCGAACGGACTCGACTGCGGGACGCCCGCCCTGGCCTCTCCCGCTGTCTCCCAGAATCACGTCGTTGCCGCAGCCCTTCTCACGACTACCCCAGTACTCGCCAGTCCAGCGGTATCACAGAATCACGCGCTGACCGCGGCTCTGTTGACGACGGTTCCCGTCTTGGCAAGTCCGGTGCTTTCCCAGAATCACAGCATCGGGGCGAATACGCTGACGGGAAGTGTCGTTTTAGGGACACCAGTAATTTCTCAGGGGCACGTCTTGGGGGCGAGCGGTATCCTTGTAGGACCCGTTCTCGGCGGACCGACACTGGCGCAGATTCACGCGATGGTAGCAAACGCGTTGGCGGCAGGTGCACCTGATCTGGGAACTCCAGCGATTCTGCTTGCGGGTGGGACCTCGTCGTGGTCGAGGAGAAGGCGGCAGATGCTCGCCTCGCGCGGGAGAGGCGTATGACAGGACAGGATGTGGGCGTGCTTGAGTTCACAAGCGCAGATGTCGCCCTTGCGCTGACGGGAATGAAGTTCGTCAAGCACTTCAGGTGGATTTCCGCTACCGCCTCGGGGCATAAGTGTGTGGTGACGTCGCATTCTGGGAGCGTCCTTTTCGAGAGTGAGGCGGACGGGGCGAAGTTCATCGATGTGCACCCATTGTACAAAATCGTGAACGGGCTTACCATTGACACGTTGGACAGCGGGAAGCTGTTCGTGTATTTAGCATAGAGGCAGAGGCTGGAGGAAAGCATGGCAACAACGAACTCGATGACGAACCTGATCACGATGAACGCGCAAGGGGACACCGCGCGCGTGGCGGTGAAGTTCCGCCTCGCGGGGGTGATTGCGGTGGCGAACAGTCCCACCGCGCTGCCGCTGTTGCGTCTCACGGACAACGCGGGGGCGGTGGATATCATCCCGCTGGCGAAGGGGCGGACCGCGGCGCTGACAATCATCGCAAAGTTCGATCCCCCGATCGAGGTCGTAGGGATCAAGGCGACGAGCCTTGCCAACATGAGTGTTCGCATACAGGTGAGGTAGAAAGATGCCTGGAAAGAAAGGGATCGTCTCCAAAGCGCAGCAGGGGTATATGTTCGCCAAGCATCCCAAGATGGCGGACAAGATGATGCACGAGGCGCAAGCGGCAGGGGTTGATACCAAGCACCTGCCCAAGCACGCGAAGAAGAAGAAGAAAGCATAGGGACGTAGCGGCATGGCAACCCTTGCGAAGTGGTCAGGACGGCGTCTGGTCACACGATCGAATCCAGAGTGGTTCCCGGGGAATAGCGTCTTCTGTGGGGCGCCGATCCTTCTGGGGGATGGAAGGACGCTCTGGCAGTATTCGCAAGGGTCGAACATGATTCTGCGCCTTCCCTATGCGCAGACAAACTTCACTTCTACCCCTGGGGAGAAGGAAGCAGAAGCGGGAAACTACCTGCACGGAGCCTTCTACTACAACGATTGCGTGTACATGCTGGGGACTGTGGGGAACACAGTCATATTGAAGAAAGTGAACGTTCTCACTGGGGCGACTTCTACGACAGATCTTTTCAACGTTCCCAGCGGAGCCAACGATCGCTTGCGCGACGTGTACATGTGCTTCGATGGAAGTGACTACGTGGGAATTGTGTTTTACGAATCACAAACTGGCGTGCGCGTATACTCGTATCGCATGTCGACGGGAGTTGTGGCGCTACTTATCACCGAATCGACACAGTCGATAAACGCGACGGGAATCGGAACGCTGGGGGGAGTTTTCTACTATTCATACAGTCACTTCCCTGCCGGAATGTCTATCGTCGGGGTCTGGGACATGAAAAGCATCGCGGTAACAGGAGGAGCGGCGACAACCATAGTGAGCAACAGCGCTGATTTCCTCGCAGTCGGGTGGAAGGGAAATCACATCCAAGGGACGAAGCTGTACAACACATCGAGAAACGCGAATGTTGACATTCCCGCTCTCGTGGGGGGAAGAGGTGCGATCTTCCTTGACGATAGCGGAACACCGTGGAAGATCTTTTTTCTGATGGACACAGACGCGCAAGAACGCTCAGGTTCGACACTGGTGAACTCGAATCCGTTCACAGCGAATGCGTGCTTTCTCGCACAGGGGGGAGTGTTTCCCTGGCGTTCGGACGAGGACTGGCATCCCAACGCTCCAGTTGAGACGATTCCGCGGCACATCGTCTGGGGATGTGGCAACGGAGGGTGGGTCGAGCTTGCGCCCAAGGGACGGGAGATTATATGACGTTGCTTGAGATTCGTACCGCGGTGTGGGAAGAACTCGGGGAGCCGCCGAACTGCGACCCCGCGGACGAGGTGAGTCTTGCGCGCCTCAATGGGTGGATCAACAGGGCGTACAAGAAGATCCTGTTCTGGAAGTTCCCTGACGGGTCGCAGGTACGGTTTCCCGCGACGGAGGGAGAGGTCTTCTTCAAGACAAGTGCGCCGACGGGGACGATCGTGGGGGCGACCCTGTCGACGATCACACTGGGGGCGGGGGCGGGATCGAATGACGATCAGTACAACGGGTGGATGATCGAGACGACAGAGGGGAAGTCGTTGATCGTCGCCTATGACGGAGCAGGAAAGACGGCGACCCTCGCGGTTGCACTGGGCGCCATTCCCTCGGGAGCGTACACGCTTTCCAAACGCTTCATGAAGTTCTGCGGACCTCTGGATGTGGGGGTTGCAGACAACGTCGCTCTTTCCAGCGTCACAGAGATCAAGGAAGTGCAGAAGCTGATGCTTCTTGACGGAGAGGTGGAGATCGTTCCTGCGCAGAGAACGGACAGCTTCTCGGGATGGTTGAGAACCCCGGGGAGGCCCTCGACGTATCTGAGAAGAGGGGCGCAGATCATCTTCGACTGCCCTGTGGACGAGGAGCTTTGGTTCGCCATGGAGTACGCGAAGATCCCCCCTGACTTGACGGAGGACGGGGACGAGCCGCAGATGCCCGAGACGTTCCACGAGGCGGTGATGATGTGGGCGCTGTGGCGGGGATATCACTGGATGCAGGAAACGGACATGGCGTACAGCACCAAGCAGGACATCATGGACTTCATGAGGACGACCAGGGCGCCGTTGGAGATGGCCGCGGAGAGGGAAGACGCGGGAGTGGAGGTGAACTTTGGGTAGCCCGTCACAGTCGCGAGATTCAAGCTTTGAGTCGGCCCCTGCAGGGAGTGATCTTCTCTCGACGGTGGATACCGCGATCCAGTTTGAGAAGTTGGTCGAGCGCGAACGTCTGGAGCGGGAACATTTCTACGGACTCGCCGAGACGCAGAGCAAACATGGGTGGCACAAGAAGGGAAGCGCGAGGGCTTTCTTCCAGTCCGCCCCGCCCACGACGAAGCTCGATCCTCCCGCAAGCAATTTGGACGCCGACGATGATGGAAGGATCTTCGTCGATTCGGATGACTTTCTTCTTTATGCGCACGACGGGACGAAATGGCAGGGTCTTATCCGAGAACTGGCGCGCGTCTCGATTCAGGGAACCCTCGCAGTCGGGGCGAATGTCCTGCCGAGGATTGTCTTTCCCAGAGCGGCTACGATCCTGAAGGTCAGCGCGTACTGCGAGACGGCGCCCACGGGGGCGTCCCTTCTCGTTGACATCAACAAGAACGGCGACGCGGGACTTTCGATCTACAGCGGGGCGACGCGCCTGACTGTAGCGGCGGCGGCGAACGCGGGAAACACAATCGTCTTTCACGCGACGAACAAGATCCTCGCCGCTGACGACCAGCTCACAATCGACATTGACCAAGTCGGGTCGACAATTCCTGGGGCGGACTTCTCGATCACCATCGAGGTGCAGCTTGGCTGAGAATCTGACAAGCGTCGAGAGGACGGGAACCGTCGACAAGGGGGCGTCGGCGGTGGAGACGTTTCCCATCGATGCGTGGGAGTTCAATCCCGTCGCGGCGCTTCTGACGCTTCGCACTCCGTGGAAGCTTCTTGCGATTGCCGCAGACGTGAGCACTTCGACGGATCTGGCAAGCAGAAATCCGGTGCTTCTCGCGGGGCAGATCGGCTACGAGACGGATACCCTCAGTTTCAAGATTGGCGATGGGACAACGGCATACAACACGCTGACGTATGCGTATCGGGGATTGCCTGTTGCAGGGGAGCCAAGCCTCGGGACGCCTCACCGGTTTCCTACTACTGGCACTACCTCCCGGCTACTGACTAATGCTCTTGCTTTTCCAGCAGTCGGGGCTTGGAGTGCTGCGCAAACGGCGCAAGGACCGGACGGTATTAAGGAAATACTTTGCACAGTCTACGCTGACATAAATGTCAGCGTGGCGAACACACTTACTACTGTAGAATTGATGTTCAGCGACAATAATTCAAATACTCCCACATTCAATACTTGCCATTCCTATTTCATATTCGAGTTTTGCCCCAGTGCGGCAGCGGGTTCCTTCCGACAGCA